GAAATGACTATTTTTCAGTTAATGAGTAGATATGAAGCAATCGTTGGGACTGACTCATGGCATATAAATTTTGATAAATATTTAGTAGGTTGTGACCCAAAAGATTTAGATTTGACTTATTGGGTTTATAAAATAAAAATATAAATACAGGAGGTAATTTTTATGGGATTTAATTATGCTATTGCTGATGCCGCTAATCTTAGATTGAAAGAAAAATCTACAGGAAATATTGTATTGAGTACACCCTATGCTAATACAACTACTGCTGAATTTTCTTCTGAACAGGTGTATGCAAATGCTAAAGGTTCGAGGGCGGTAAGATTTGACTATAACAAACAAGGCAAATTGACTTGTGAATTTGAAGTTTTTGATTTAAAATGGATTTCAATTTTATTGGGTGGTGCATGGAGTACAGGAGTTGTAGATATAGCACAAAAAGATGTTTTGTCAGCTAGTGCTACAAACACTATTACTTTAACAGGTACTCCAAATGCATCTAGTTTAGCAATTTTTAAATTACAGGCAGATAATATAGGACATGATGCAGAACAAACTGTCGGTACGCCGGGTACAACCCCAAATACCTATTCTATTTCAGGAACAACAGTTACACTAAATGCTACTACTGCCCCTGAAGGTACTAAATTTGTTTGCTACTATTTAAAAGACTCTGCGGCAACTGCTGAAACACTTAATATAAAGAGTACAGAATTCCCCGTTTCTTATGAAGTTATAGGTGACACTATGATGGCAAGAAAATATGATGGAGTAACTGAATTTGTACAATTTAAGTGTCCAAATGCAAAACCACTTGGTAATATTACAATCACAATGCAAGCAAGCGGAGTAACTAATATAAGTGCTGTGTTTGATTTATTTCCAAATGAAGATAATGATATGATGATATTAACAAAACTGTAAAAGTGGTGATTAAATGATAAAATTATTAAAATATAGTCATCCAGCAGTAACAAAATATGATTTGAAAAAGTCATATACTCTAGATGAATTACAAGCAGAACTTGACTTAGAAAGAATCAAAATTTTATTTCAACCTGTAAATTTTGAGTGGAAAGACTTAGAAGTAAAGAAAAAAGTTCAGAAATTAGAAGAAGAAATAAAATAAATTTACTATAGAGAAAGGTAATAAGCTTAATTTAAAAAGGCTTCGTGCCTTTCTCTATTTTTTTACTCAAAAATCCACACAAAATGTCTCTTTCATTGAAAAGTGAATAAATAATGAAAAACAGGCGTTTAATTTGATTTATAAGAAATTGAAACATCAAGTAAACAGTTTATACCAAATCATACTAAAGATTTATCCTAGATTAATATAATAATCCACAGACACATTATAGAAACATAAATATCTCAAAATAGAAACTGAAAATTTTATAATTAGAAATTAGATGGTTAATCCCATTTAATATAAATATATCAAAATTGAAGGGAGAAGAATTGATATGGCGATTGGGAATCTTTATCATTCAGGTTTTATAAGCTCAATAAAATATGATAATCTTACACCTTGGTATACTCTTGCGGAACAAAATGAAGTAATAGAATTTAAGGAGTTTGATGGTCAACAACGCTATCTTAATGATTTGTTAATCGAAGCAGATACAACTCCATTATATGTGAGAATGTTACCAAGTGATTACTGCATTTACATTCCAGCAGGAGAATCAAGAAATTATTCATTTGAAAAAATTTCTTCTATACAAGTAATGAATAATCTCGGAACACATATACGATGGTCAGGACAATTTTTCTAGAAAGGAGTGATATAAATGCCAGTTGAAATAGGTAAAAAGTTTATATCTAGTGGTTATAATGGTGCAATAACGTCAGTAAATGGTAAAACTGGTTCTGTAGCAATTACACCTTCCGATATTGGACTAGACAATGTAACCAATGATGCCCAAATAAAGCGTTTAGAAATGGGAATTGCAAATGGTGTTGCACTTCTTGATATTAATGGAAAATTAGTAAATACTCAACTCCCTGAATCTATTTTAGGTTCAGTAAATTATCGTGGAATTTGGAATGCAAATACAAATATTCCTATAATTCCAATAGCTTCATCTGAAAATAAAGGATATTACTATGTTGTGTCTGTAGCAGGTACAACAATTATAGATGGTATAAATTCATGGGCAATTGGAGATTGGATTATATCTGACGGTTCTACATGGAGTAAAATTACCACTACTCAATCTGTATCTTCTGTTGCTGGTAAAACAGGTGTAGTAACATTATCAAAATCAGATGTTAGTTTGGATAATGTGCAGAATGTAGACCAAACAAATGCTAATAATATAACTTCTGGTACAGTAAATTCAGCAAGGTTACCTGTAATGGGTGCTTCGGGAGTAAATCATAGTGCTGGTGTCATACCTGATACTCCATCTATTGAAGGGACAACGAAATTTCTTAGGGAAGATGGTACATGGACTACTCCTGCTGGTGGAATAGCTGGTGCTAATGGTCAAATACAATTTAATGATAATGGTGCTTCTGGTGCAAGTGATAATTTAACTTGGAATAATATCACAAATACGTTAAATATTGACGGTTCAGTAAGTAACGCAAATGGAACTAATGGTTGCGTAACCATGAATCAAAGTTCTTCTACTCACACAGGTTTCCTTGAATGGAAAAAAGGAGACGGAACACGTTTAGGGTTCATGGGGGATGGTGAAACAGATGTACAGTTGGCATTAGAAAATGGTGCTAATTTTCGTATCAATGGATTTACTAAACTTGGCAATGATGCACCTGCTATCAAGACAAAGAAACTTACGTTAATATGTGCCAGCATTAATAATGCTGCGTTTGTTGCACATGGATTGACTCAATCAAAAATAATCGGCTACAGTTGCATTGTACTTGATGCAGATGGGTCTTTTCAACTCAACGCAACAGGGATTGATACTGAACCTTGGTATTATAGTTGTTATGTTACATCAACTCATGTAGGGATATATACTGGTTCTGGTGCAACTAATATTGCTGGAAGAACAGCAACAATTTTGATAACTTATGAAGAATAAAATCAAATTAAATCTGTAATTAGTAAAAAGAGTATATATAAATATTATAAAATTATCTACTCTTTTAATTAAATTTCAACCTAATGCGTTCGGTTAAAAAAGAAGATTTGGAGTTAATTATTTTTAAGTAGTAGGTGATTAAGATGGCAGGTAGTAATGGTAGTAAAAATAATCCTGATTTAAAGGTTAAGAAAAAGGAATATAAAATCTATGATTCACAACATTGTCAGAAATGTTCTGAACATAGTGATTGTAAAGAATATAATGATTACGTGGAACGTATGAAAATTAAGGGTAAAGGGTACGGAATAACCTGCAAGAGAGGTAAGTAATTATCTCTCTTTTAGTTTGGAAATAAAACAGAAATGTTTAGATATAGATAATAAGAAATTAAGGAAGTGTAATTAATAATGACAATAAATAAAAATATGTTGCGTGAAGTTGCAGATAAATTACCTGATATTACAGACGCAATGTGGAGTGAAGTGCTAGAAGAGAATCGACAAATGTTTAAAGAATATTTTGATTCAAACAGTCAACTTTCAAAAAAGACACGAGGGACATATACTTCAAATTTAAAACAATATTTTTATTGGGTTTGTAAAAACCTAAATAACAAACCATATTATAAAATTACTAAAAGAGATTTCTTGAAATATATGAGTATGTTAGAAGAAAGAGGAATGTCTTCAAATGCAAAAGGATTAAGAAAATCAAGTGTATCTAGTTTTAATAATTATATTGAAAACGTAGTTGCAGATGATGAAGAAATGACACAGTGTAAGGGGTTTCGTAATTACACAAGAGGACTCCCCTCTATCTCAAAGACTCAAACATATAATAAAATTGCTATAACAAAAGAAGAATATGAAAAAATGGTTGAGTATTTATTAGAGAAAAAAGAATATTTATATTTAGCTTGGGTTGCTGTGGCATTTAATGTTGGAAGTCGAAGGGCAGAGATAATACAGTTTAAAACAGAAATTATAAACTATCCTATTCCTGATGGACAGAATTATGTATTAAGCAATTTGGTAAGAGGAAAAGGGAAATCGGCTGATGGCAAGCCTTTAAAATACATGGTCAACCTTGAAGCTCTAAAGTATATAAGACTTTGGATAGAAAATAGACCATTTGAAAATGAATATATATTTGCGGTTAAATATGGTGGAGAAATACATCACATATCCGAAACATGGGCAAATGCTTTATGTCAGAATTTATTATCTGAAATCTGTCAAAGACGCATAAATCCCCATCTTTTTAAATCTAGTTGCATAACTTACTTGCTTGAAACTGGTGTAGAATTAAGTCTTGTTTCTGAGTTTGTAGCTCAACATGAGGATACCTCAACTACATCGAAATTTTATGATTTAAGAAGTCATGAAGAAGAAAAGAATAAGATATTTGGAAATATAAACGCAAGCAAAAGTTAGTTTGGTTGAAATATTTTTATTGTAGCAGAAGGGTTAGAATTTTAACGAAGTTAGTAAAATAGTTATAAATATAATATATAAATTTATTACAGAACAGAGGACATCTATTTTAGGTGTTCTTTTTTGTGCAATAAATGCACTAAATAAAAATTTAAGGAGGTATTATTCATGAAAAAAATGAATAATCAAAATTCAAGAGAAGCAGTTTATACCGAAAGTAAGACATTAAGAAATGAGGCAGTATCTTCAACAAGTGCAGATTTTTTAGATAAGATTAAGGCGGTTCAATATCTTACAGAAGATATGATATTGAGTATAGACCAAATTGCTAACTATTATGAGGTATCTAAAAATTCAATTAAAACGATTATTCAAAGAAACAGAGATGAGTTTGAAGAAGATGGTATGAGAGTATTAGTTGGAGATGAGTTAAAGGAATTTAAAGAAATAATTAACTCGGTTTCAAATGAATCTGAGTTAATTGATAATCGTGTTGGTAGTTTCACTATACTTACAAAACGTTCTTTATTGCGTGTTGGATTAATTATGACTAACTGTGCAATGGCAACAAAGATTAGAAATTATTTATTAAATCTTGAGGAAATTTCTACACAAGAACAAAAGTCATGGTCTTTACAAAGAGAAGTAGGAAAAGTTGATAGGAAGAGATTGACTAGTGCCATTAGTCGATATATTCCTGAGTCCTCTAAAAGATTATTTGTGTATCCAGAATATACAAATATGGTATATCAAATTTTATTTAACATGACCGCAAAAGAAATTAGAGATGTTAGAAACATTAAGAAAAAAAGTGATTTAACTAGAGATTATTTGACGGAAGAGGAACTTAAATTAGTAGATGAAGCTGAAACAATTGTAACAGCTTTAGTTAGTTTAGGATTTTCTTATGATTATATTGAAAAACAATTAATCGGTAAGTACAAGAAGTTATTAAATAATTAAAAATTAATTAATAATTTTAAAATAATAAATAAATTTATTAGACATCTAATTATAGGTGTCTTTTTTATATTTACAGAGAAATTTTGTACTGAAGTGAGATGTAAGTACTTATAAGCAGGATAGGGTAGCTCCCAATAAGCCACAAGCCTTAGTGGTTTCCTGCTTGTTTACTATTTTAAGGCGTAAAATATGAAAGGCGGTATTTAAATTATGGAAAAGAAGAATGAATTAATGGAAAATGTGGTATGTACCAAGGAGGAAATTGAAGATTTTATTTCTATGTGTGAGAAAAACATGAAAGAACAATATGAATCAGTTTTTAGGTATGTTCCTAATTGTGTTTTAAATGAATTTTCATTTATTGAAAAGATGACAAGAATAAATAATTATGGTTATGTATATTTTTATATAACGAAGATACAAAATTAATAAAAATTGGCTATACTGCTGATTTATCAAAAAGAATGTCACAGTTTATTCAATTATATCAAAATTATGTAGGTATTACTCCCAAATTAAAATTAGTGGGAGTTATTTTTCTAAGTGAATTTATATTAAAGAATTTAGAAAAGGATATTCATGATTTTTATAAAGAATTTAGAAAATATGGAGAATGGTTTGATGTAAGTATAGAGATGGTTTTGCAAGATTGGTTTTTTAGTTGTGAATTTGATTTTATTGAAAACACTTGTTTTATAGTAGAAGATGAATATGAGTATGAATATTTTGAAGATGTTAATAGGAATTATAATTTTAATAATAGTGAAATTTTTGAATTTATAAAAAGCAAATACGATATTGATTTTAACAAATATAATTTTGATGTCATTTCATATTCTTTAAATCATAAAAACCCAAACAGACTTTATCAATTAAGTAAAACAAACGAGGAAAATCATATTGGGTTTGAATGTGTAATATTATCTTTTAATGATGAAAGAGATAATTTTGCACAGAGAGTTTATAGATATGGTAAGGAAGGAGATATATTTTATAGTATAAAATCATTAAAACAAAAATATTTTAATAAAGATGATATTATAAAAGCTCAGATAGTATTAAATAATAATTAAAAAAGGAGATTAAAATTAGTCTTAACATATTAAATAAATATTTCTTGCAATCAATCATAATTTATTGTATTATACAATATAAATATATTAATACAATACTTTTACATAACAACACATCTTTCTGATTGAGAAAATACATATTATCTAGTATAATACATATAAGAGAAAGGTGTGAGCATATGAGTAAAATAAAGAAAAAAGATATTGAAAAAGTAATAGATAATAGCGGAAAGGAAAAATTAGGTGGGAATTTACAGCCATTACTACCAGAGTTAGATAAGCCTGATTTTAATATTGTAAAAAATAGACTTAAAGTAATTATAGCAGAAAAAAACATGTCTCAAACAGAATTAGCAGAAGGAATAGGAATATCTAAAACAACACTTTCCAATATAGTAAATATGTATCAAAACGCAACATTATCAACAGCTTTAGATATTGCTAAGTTTTTGAATACTACAGTTGAGAAGATTTTCTATAAAGAATCCGAAGAATTTTTGTATTCGGTAGATGAGTTTGAAAAAATGTTGAATGATTTTAAGCAAGTTTATGAATTATATCAAAGAGGTACTTTAACTGAGGATGTATTGAGAATAGTATATCAAGATAAGAAAACTAAGTTTATTGATAATTTTGGTATACAAGAATTTCAGATTTTGGCAGATGATTTTTTAGATAATTACAGAGATAATAGATTTGCTTTTGAAATTTTATTACTCAGATAGTTTTGTTTAATTGAACTTTGAAATTATTTTTACATTTTTATTGAATTTATATTGACATATTGAAATATTCCTTTTATAATATACTTGTAAGGTAAAACTTACCAATACATATTATAAAGGGGTGTTCAAAATGGATAGAACTATAGAAAACCTTGAAAGACTTCAACTTCGTGAAATGGATACTGACTACAGTTTGGGATTGATTGAAAATTACTATTATGAAAAACTTCCTTATAGTTGGGTAGATATTATCAACTACACTTACAGAAAAGCTAAAGAAGATGTTTGTAGGCTTAGAATTAAGGAGCTGTTTGTTCAAGAAGAACTTGAAGAAAAAGTTGATGTGATTTTGACAGAAGATATTAATAAGGCTTTGATTAGTGAGATTAGAGAGGTTAAATATGAATAAAGATTGGAAAATAATTATAAATGATTTTGACTTAAATAAAAGAATTCAAATAGGTTGTGGTAATGAACCTAAGTTAATAAATCAAAAGGTTGAACTATATTCTTCTAAAGAAGAATTGCTTCCTAGATATAAAAAACTTATTGATAAATATATGAAAAAGTCATACGATTGGAAAGGTCATAGTCAAGGTGCAGTAAAGTTTTTCTATGAAGATAAAGGTAAAGATATATATACATTAATATTGGTACATTATAAAAATGATGAAGTTATGGATGGCTTGTTTGAATAAATTAAATAATATATAATTAATAAAAACCTCCTTTAATACATATAATATAATATAATTGTACAATTATGTAAAAAAATAGTATGATTATATTGTAAATTAAAGGAGGTTTTTATTATGAAAAAGAAATTGTTTATTAGTATTATTGTGATTTTGACTGTTTTGGTTTTGACAGGAGTAATTGTTTATTCAAACTACAAATCAAATTTAGTAAGTCAGAATTTAATAGACAAATATAATGAACATGAACAAAAGATATTTCCATATATTTTAAATGATAAACCTTATGATATAAACAAAGAAATAGAAACATTTAAGAATTCAATAGATATTAATACATTGAGTGGTAATGACAAAGATTATATTGAGTGTATTTTAAAAGTTGATAGTTTAAGAGATAAACTTTCTTTAAATCCAATACTAGGAAAAATAAATGATAAAATGGATAGAGCAGGGACTAATGCTAGAATTTCATTACTTCAAATTGAAGGTTCAAAACTAATAGATAAAAGAAATGCAAATCAGATAAGAGAATATAATAAGAATTTTGATACTCAATATGCAGAAATAATTAATGAATATATGCCTGAACCACCTAAATTAGAAATACAAAGTGGTTGGACTTGGGATGTTGATGGAAATTATTCTTATGTAAAAGGTAGAGTTAAAAACGTAAGTAATGAAAACATAAGTTATTTTGAGGTAACTGCTGAATATTTAGATAGTGCAGGTCAAGTTCTCGATTCAGACTATACCAACAGTGGAGAAACACTTAGAAGTGGTAATATGAAAGAGTTTGAGATTATGCATAAACATGATAGTCAATATGACAAGGTACGAATATTTATAAATGATGTAAGAGTAGAGTAAAATCTACTCTCTTTTATTTGTGAAAAATTTAAAGAGGAATTTAAGGAGGAAAAATAAATTAATGGATACAAATTTAGTAACAATAGAACAGGTGAGAGAAAATCCTGAATTAATAATAATTGAAAAATATTTACCATTTGCTTTTAAGAAGAAAATGATAGAGGATATTATAGAAACCTGTACTTCTGTGGATGAAAATGGAGTAATACATGTTGATAGTGCTTTAAAACAGATGGGGTATGAGTTTGTTATTTCGACACAATATTCAAATTTAGATTTATCTAGTGATAACATTATAGAAACATATGATTTAATTAAAGAAAGCGGTATTGTTGATAGTATTTTTAATAGAGTTAATGATAATGAATTGAGTTTTATTAAAAAGTGTCTTGATGAACAAATTAACTATATATTGACAATAAATAATAGCATAGAAAATCTTGTTGCTAAAGGAATTACTAAGATTGCTAATTCTTTCCCTGATAAAAATGGATGGTCAAAGATAATTAAAGAAATTCCAAAACAGATAAATAAGATTGACCAAAATAAACTAAAATTTGTTTCTGATGCGATAGGTTGGAACAATGGACTTAAAAAAGAAAAATAAAATTTAATAATAAACTATATAAAACCTCTCTACTTAATTGTGGAGGGGTTTTATATTTGTAGGTGGTGAAAACATTGCTTACCGATAAAGAAATACAAAATGAAATGAATTTATTTATTAAAGACATTCAAAAACGATGTGAACAGATATTAAGAGAAGAAATTGGGAGATTGGTGTATGACTCCTATACACCAGAGGTCTATGAACGCACCTTCTCTTTACTAGAATCTGTGGATTCTAAGGTAACTGAAAATGGAGAATTGTTGATATACATTAACGAAGGAGCATTAGATTATTACTCCGTTGTAGACGGAAGTAACCAATCGAAGAATGTTCCTTTTTATTTGAATTATGGACATCAAGATAGTACAGGTATTGATAATATGTATCATAATTATCCTGCTCGTAATTTCATTGAGTCGGCGGCAAAAAGGATAAGCAAAGAATTTGGAATAAAAGTAGAGATAATCAATGATAGAAATATTGGTTATTTAGATAATTATAGATAATTTCTCAGAAAGTGAGGTGGTAATATGGCACTAGGTGTAAAAATGCAATTAATAAATAAAAAAGAACTAGAAAAAGAGTATTCTAGTTATCTTGATAGTTTATCTAAAAAATATAAACTCGATGTAAAAATTAATTCAACAATTAATGAACAAATGAAACAGACTGAACAACAAACAAGAAAAACTACACAGGCTCAAAATAAACAAAATGTTTCTTTACAAGAGTTAAATCATTTAAGAAAAACCCAACAAATAGATGCTCAACAATATATACAACTTGCATCAAAATATAGACAACAAGAAGAGTTTGTTAATCTTACTAAAAAAGAACAAGTACAATTAGTACAGATGTTAACAAAAGCTGAAAAAGAACATTCAGGTGTATTGAATGTAAAAACAAATGTTGTTAATACAATAAATAAACAAAATGAAGCAGAGAAACAAGTAAATGCTACAATTCAAAAGCAAATTGCTGAATATAAAGATTTATTTGCTATAAAAAATCAAAATCTAAAAACAACTTATGGTAAAAGTTATAACGAAACAGAAATGTCCTCGATTGCAAAACGAGTTAATAACTTAAATGCTAGTGATTACACTTCTTTAAAACAAGTAAGTGATGTGACAAAAGCCATAGATATTCAAACAGCCAAAGCTACTGCTGGAATGAATGAGGTAAGAAAAGCAACAACTCGTGTTATGAAAGAATCGGATAGATTTGCTACAACTTTTGTAAAGGATTTGGGAAAACTTGCCATTTGGTCGGCAGCAGCGGCACTTTTATACGCCCCTTTGAGAAGTTTAAGAGAAGGAATAAATACAGTTGTCGAATTGGATGCAAGTTTAACCGAACTCAACAAAGTGACGGATATTTCAAAAACACAAATGAAATTATTCACAGACCAAGCTTATGAAATGGGAGTTACTATAGGCAGAACAGGAAAAGATGTCATAGAAGCAACAAGTACCTTTGCAAAAGCTGGTTTTGATTTACAAGAATCTTTTGATTTAAGTAAACAAGCTTTAATTCTCACTAATGTAGGTGATGGTATTACTGATGTAACAGAAGCCGCAGGGTCAATTATAGCTGTATTACGTGGTTATCAAATGGAAGCTACTAATACTTCACATGTTATTGACCTCCTCAATGAAGTGTCCAACAAGTATGCAGTAGATACAAATAATTTAACTGATGGACTTCAAAGAACTTCTGGAACTTTGGCACAGACAGGAACAAGTGTTGAACAATTAACGGGACTATTAACAGGTGGTTATGAATCTTTAAGGAATATGGAAAAGGTTTCTTCTGGATTGATAACAATTTCACAAAGATTGCGTGGAGTAACTGATATTGGAGAAGAAATTGATGGTTTAATGCCAAAACTTCAACAAGGGTTTAAAGAAATTGCTGGAGTAGATATTCAAACTACAAATGGTCAATTGAGAAGTACTTTTGATATTTTATCGGATATGCAAAAAGTATGGGGTACTCTTAATGATGAGCAAAAACAATATTTAGGAGAATTAGCAAGTGGAGTTAGACAAGCCCCTGTATTAAATGCAATAATGCAAAATTGGCAAAGTGTTGAGGGAGCTACACAAGCGGCAATTAACTCATTTGGTAGTGCAGAACGTGAAAACGCTAAATACCTTGATAGTATTCAAGGTCGTATGTCAAAATTTACAAGCTCCGTTCAAATGATGTGGAATAATGCTATTAGTTCTGATTTTATAAAATTTGTAGTGAGTGCAGGTACAGGAATCGTTAATTTAACTGATTATCTCGGACTTTTAAATGTGGTTGTTGCTATTACTATTACTTATTTTACAGTATTTAGTAAATCAATGATACTTGCTCCAATAATTAATGTTGCGACTATAGCTATATCTGGTTTTACAAAGAGTTTAGGCATCGCTGGAATTGCCGCATTAAGGCTTAATACAATTTTGGGTATGTTTGCACCTTTGGCTTTAGCGGCAGGAATATATGCAGTAGTAAAAGCTTTTGATGTACTTATTGTTACAGTAGAAGAACAACGTGAAAAAGTTCAAGCTTTATCCGATGAATTAAAAAACCTTCAATCCACTAAAGACCAACTTTTAGCAAAAGAAAATCGTACTGAACAAGAAGAAAAATATTTAAAAATTCTAGAGAAACAAAAGGAAGCTTTAAAGGATAATTTAGCTTATGAGACAAAACTTCTTGTACGAAAACAATATGGTGATAATTCTTCTCCTAAAATAGCAGATAGTGCTTTTACTATCGGAAGTGAAGTTGGAAGTATATATGGCGAAGAAAGCAATAACGATATTGATTTATTAAAAAAATATAATGAAGAAATTAAAAACTTAGATGATAATAATAAAAATTCTGCTAAAACGTATGAAGATTTAAAAAATAAGATTGCTGAAAAAACTGAATCTCTTACAAAAGAATATAGTGAAATTCAAAAGAATATAAAGGTTTTAGATGAATCTAATGAACAAGGTTCAGAAGAATATAAAATACTTACTGAACGTGCAAAAGCAATAGAATCTGTAATATTACAAGAAAGCAACCTATCTAAATCTACCAATGATGTTAATAATGCAATAAATTCACAAACTATTAGTTTTGGAGATTTAGCAAAAACTATAATTGAAGCTAGAGAATCAATAAGTGATATAAATTCAGCATTAGATGAATATAAAGAAACTGGTAAATTTTCTACTGATACGTTAATTTCATTAATTGATAAATATCCTTCACTTCTTCAATATCTTAATGATGAAAAATCTTTATATAGTGAACTTGTAAAATTACAAAATGATAAAGTGACTTCAGTACAAGATTCATTAAATTCACAAATATCATTATTAAAAGATAATCTTAATAATACTTTTAAGGTTTATCAGTCTGATGTAGATAATTTTAAAAATGCACAGCAAGCTAAGATGTTTATTATGTCTAAGTTAGGAGAAAAAATACTTCAGATTAATGAACTTATTGCTTCTGCTGAATATGCTGGTAGTCCTGAAGCACAATATTATCTTGGAAATAAACTAGCCGCTTTAGAAACAGCTAAAGCAGGTATAAATAAACAACTAGATAATTTCTTTGGATTAAAATCTGTAGATATAAAAAAGTTGGTTACTGATGTTTCTAAGACAGATAAATCTAAAAAAGACACCTCTCTCTCCGATATTCTTACCAAAGAACAAGAATATCAAAATAAAGTAATAGAAGCAGAAAATAAATCTAATAATCTTCTTAACGAAGAATATGAAGCACGAAAGAATAATCTTGACTTAGAAGAAAAAGCACAAAAATCCTTACTTGCTTATTACGAGTCACAGCGTAATGTAGCAAAGTCTAAAGGTTTAGAAGATGAACTCAATGAGAAGATATTAGGGGTACAGGGGAAGCTTGCTGATATTGAAAAGACACGTAAAGACATTAATCAAGATATAACTACATCAGTGGAAAAACAACAAGACCTCTACAAACAACAAAAAGAATCTATTCAAGAAGTAATCGACCTTACTGAAAAAATGATTAAACAACAAAAAGAAGACGAAATTAACGCACTTAAAGAAGAAATTGACGCTTATGAAAAAATCATTAATGCTAAAAAAGAACAATTAAAACTCACTGAAGAACAACATGATTATGAAAAAGATATCTCTGAAAAACAGAAGGGTATATCTACAATTCAAAATAGACTTCTTGAATTAAGTCTTGATGATAGTAGAGAATCACAGGCAGAAAGATTAAAACTTGAAGAAGAATTAGCAAAGTTAACAACAGATTTAGAAGAAACACAACATGATAGAAGTATACAACTTCAAGAAGATGCTTTAGATACTGAATTAGAACAATTTAAAGATACTAAAGAAGATGAAATTCAAACAATTCAGGACTATCTAAATAAGTCTGGTCAATTAACCGCTGATGCTATGGCATTGATAAATTCACAGTCAGATAGTGTTTATGCTAATTTAGTAAAATGGAACAAGTTATACGGAACCAGTGTGGAACAAGATATCTCAACAGCATGGGATAAAGCTAAATCAGCATTACAATCATATAAAACAGAATTAGGTGTAATAGATGTTGAAAATGCATTTAATGAAATTGATGAAGATGCTATTGTAGCACAAATGCAGATGAATTCATTAGAGTGGACTAGTGCTTCAGAAAGTGAAAAAGAAAGACTTCATGCTGAAAATGAAGAATTAGCTAAGTTAATCGGTGCTATTTATAAGAATGACGGTCATTGGTATAAGGGTACAGTTAAGTTGTATCATGAAGGTATTGATTCTGGATTTGTTGGAGGTTTACCATTATTAAAGACTAATGAAGAATTTGCTAAATTGTTGAAGGGTGAATTAATAATAAATCCAATTCAAATGAATAGATTTATGACTAATACTTTACCACAATTGAGTTCTGTGAATAATAAAGGGAATATACAGATAGATAGTTTATTAACTATCAACGGAAATGTCGATAATACGGTAATGCCTCGATTAGAAACTATAGTAAATCAGGCAGTAGATAAATTAGTTGATACTATGGGTATGCGTGGAATTAGTAGAAATATAAAAACAGTTAGTATTTAGTCTATAGTCTATAGGGTACTGAAAAATCAGTACCCTTTTATATTGAAAACAAATAATAAAAGTTTATATAAATATTATGGTTAGAAAGGAATGATATGATTGAGTTTTTATGCAACCGAATTCGTGTTTGATAATGTTCCTTGTGAGAAGTATAATTTGTTTTTAGCAAATTTTGATTCAGGGGTAATAGAAAATAATTTTGGTGGAGATATAGAAATTATAGAAGAAAAAACAAGAAATAAAAACTATTTTTATGGAGTTAAACAAAGCGGTAATTTAACATTTCCAATTACTATGATGAGTGAAGCTCCGTTAGATTATTACGATGTTTCAGCTATTGGTCAATTATTATTTAATAGATTAGAATATAAATATTTGCAAATTGTTCAACCTGATTTAGAAGGAGTTTTCTTTAGATGTATGTTGATTAATCCAAAGAAAATTAGCATTGGGAATCAAGTATATGGGTTTAAGTGTGATGTTTATTGTTCTGAGGGGCATGTTTGGAGTGATGAATTTACCTATCAATATAATATTATAACACCCAATCAAAGTATTGTATTTATTAATTTGTCCGATATTGAAGGGTATATTTATCCTAAAATTAATTTTACAACATCTTCAACTACAACATCTTTTTCAATTAAAAATATAAATGATAATGATAGGGTTTTTAGTTTTACAGGGATAAACAGTAGTGAAAATTTAATAATTGATAACGAACTCAAAATAATAACAAGTTCGACAGGTCAAAACAGATTACAAAAATTTAATCTAAATTGGTTTAGAACGGTTTCAGGGAATAATAATTTAGTAATTAATGGGAATGGCACTTTAAAAATTATATGTCGTTTCTTAAAGAAGATTTAGTGTTAAGAAAGGTTAACTCCTTTCTTTTTATTATATTAAAAAGTGAGGTGAAACTATGATAATAAATTTTGACCTTTTTAATAGACCAGAACGCCCTGAATTGATTTTATCCAATCCAAATAAAAACTATATAACACCTCTTGAAAGTGCTTTTAATATTAATTTAGACCTCAAATTCAATGATATTAGTGAATTAACGTTTGAAATACCATACAAAAAAGACAATATAATAACTCCATATTATGACCAAATAATAGGTAAGAAATTTATATTATTTAAAGATGTAGCATGGTTTAAAATACATGAGGTAAATATAATTAGCGATGGGATAAAAGAGACAAAACAAGTAAAATGCTATTCATTAGAAGTGGAACTTACTCAACGTAAAATTACAGCTTTCAATGGTATGTTTAAATTCTATGACCCAATTAGTTCTAGTGGTACGTTGATGTATGAAATTGTTTCAATGTTAAAAGGATGGACATTAGGCTCAATAGATAGTTCTTTGTGGGATAAATTTCGTACTTTCCAAGTTTCAGACCAAAATCTTTTTAATTTTCTTATGAGTGATGTTGAACAATCCTATGAATGTTTCTTTACTTTTGATACATTTAATAAAAAGATTAATGCCTATTCAATATCTAATTATGTGAATAATACAAGCATTTATTTATCATTTGATAATTTATTAAAACAAACTGAAGTAACTGAAATATCCTCAGAAATAATTACGTGTTTATCTGTTTATGGAGGAAATGAACTTGATATTCATTCTGTAAATAGTTTAGGTGATAATAAAATATATAACTTTAGTTTTTATAAAAACACAAACTGGATGGAGCAATCATTAATAGATGCTATTACAACATGGGAAAATAAAATTACTTTAAATCAATCTTCTTATTCTAGCAAGTTGGTTTCATTAAAAGATAAAAGCACTTTATTACTTACTAAAGAAGCAGAATTAACAGACCTTCAATCAGAATTAACAGCCTTAATAGGGGTTAAAAAAGCAAGAATAGAACAAGGATTATCTTTAACAGATATAAATTCTCAAATTAATTCTAAGAATTCACAAATATCTACCAAAGAGAATGAAATTATTCAGCTTGAAAATGAAATTACCGTAATTAAGGCAGACCTTGTAAATATAAATAATATTCTTAAAATAGAAAATAATTTTACAACTGCTCAATTATCTGTATTAGATGGTTTTATTTACGAGGAAACATATCAGAATGATTCATTTTTAATAGTTAATACTCAAACATTAGTACAACAACAAGATATGGCACAACAATTATATGAACAAGGTGTAAGAGTATTAAGCAAAATTAGTCAACCAAAATATAAATTTAATGTTAACTCAGTGAATTTCTTAAATTTAAAGGAATTTCAGGATTTTGGTAATCAACTTACATTGGGAAGTATTTTGAACGTTGAATTAAAAGAAGGAGTAATGAGTTATCCCATATGTTTACAAATATCTATAGATTATGAGAATGATGATTTCTCAATGGTTTTTGGTAATAGATATCGACTTGATGATTCGGCATTTGTTTTCTCAGACCTTTTTGAAGATGCTTTTAAAGCAGGAAGTTCAGTTTCATTTGATAAATATTTATATACTGATTGGACTAAAAATAACAAAGATGAAGTTACAGAATTTATAAATGGTGCATTAGACGCAACAAAAAATAATTTAGTTAATAATTCAAATCAAGAAATTAAAATAGATGGTAATGGTCTACGTGGTAAACAATATGATGTAAATACAGGTGGATATACCCCTTATGAATGTTGGTTGACGAGTTCAACATTAGCATTTTCAAATGATAATTTTAATACAGCAAAATTAGCACTTGGGAAAATTATTGACCCTTCTGGCTCTACTGTGTACGGTTTAATTGGTGACGTTATTGTAGGCAAAATGGTGGCTTCTAATTCTTTATTAATAACAAATACTAATAACAAATTTCTTGTTAATGCTACGGGAGCAACACTTGTGGATGCCTCCTTTACACTCACAACTACCGACAACAAATCAAAAGCAATCTTAACACCATCTTCAATTAAATTTCAAGGCAATGTAGGTGGTACATGGACAGACCAACTATATTATAGTAATGGTAACTTAAAAATTAAAGGTGAACTTATCGCAGGAAGCATAGTATCAAACTCGACTATTTCAGGCGGTTCAATAAATATAGGTAATGGAAACTTTACAGTTGATAGTAATGGATATGTTGTAGCAAATGGTACAATAAATGCTACTGGCGGTTCAATAACTGGTAATTTGAGTGTATCTGGTAATTTAACAATGAGTGGAAGCGGAGCTATAAAAACAGCTTCAAGCGGAGAAAGATTGGAGTTGTCAACAAATCAATTAAAATCTTACAATTCTTCAAATGTTAAAAGCGGATTTTGTATTGAAAAATACTTGAGTGTATATGCAGGTTTAATGTATAGAAATGGTACAATGATAGGTGGAATAGCTGATTTTAATGATGAAGCTTTAACTATCTATTCTAATGCTAGTGTTGCTCCTTATGGTCAGGATTTAGTTTTATCGGGTGGTAGAAATTTAATATTAAAAAGTGGAAGTTATGGTATAGTATGCATTGGAAGTGCTTCTGCAAGCAATAGAGTAGTAATAGATAGTGATTTAAGTAATTATTTGCAGAGTGGTGATGTATATTCAAAAAGTTATATAGACAGTAATTTTGCCAACATAGACCATACACATGATACTAGATATTTAAGACCATATTATAGCAGTAATAAATGTCACATTGACTATTCGGAAAGTTTAGGTAAATTATATATTAGACCATATGGTAGCTCTACAGCAATAGGATATATTGATATTATCCCCATATAAAATAGAGGGGTAAATCCCCTTCTATTTTAATAATGGTAGCATATAAGTTTCATAATAATCTAACGGAATTTCTCTACCTTTAAAATTTGGTATATTCTCTAAAATAGGTTTAATAGTATTCCCTTTATATATCATCCACATTATTATTGTATTATCTTGTTGCAATTTTCTTCCAAACCAAAATCCATTTTCTAAGTTAAATTTATTACTGTATTTGGTTTCAATTTGAGTGGTGTTTATATAATAAATTCCGTTTTCATCATATTCGCCTTTATTATTATATTTAAGTTTTAATTCAATACCATCTAAAGAAGTATTTGCTTTAGTTGTATTATTATTTTTATCTTCTTTAATTGGCATAGCTGTTGCCAAATCATCTTCTGATAATCCAGTATAAATATTAACCTTTTTACTATCAATAATAATATTACCTTCAGCATCAGCATGTTCTTTTAACCATTTTTGTTTTTCTTCTGGGGGTAATTTTAAAGCTTCTTTTAGAGAAGAGACTTTACCATAAACAGCATTAGTTACAGTATCAATTCTAATTTCCTTAGTAGTATTGTCAAATTCAAAAGGGATACCAAGCTTCAAACATAAGTCTCTGAGAACTGCTATAGGTATATAATTTCTATTTTCAAACATGAACATATTTATGGGAATATCAGGGTTTGAGTACTCTTTGTTATCAACAATCAACTTATGTGTTGATGGAGTAAATATATATTGCACAATTTCTCCAGCGGCAAATACAGAGGACATAATTACAATACCAATGATTATACCAATAAGAATACTTTTAAAGTTAATTTTAGTTTTCATTATTAATCATTTCCTTTCATATAATTATATTTATCATATTTATTATTTGCTCTTTTAATTTAATTATACTATAAAGGAAAGATTTGTCAAGTTAATAATATAATAAATAAACTTTTATTTTATAAAGGAGAGTTAAATTAAATATGGATAAACAGACTTTATTTCAAAAAATGGTTTCAACAATAAATACTTTAAATGCTATTGAAGTTCATGGAAAAGTGAATTTAAATTATATGCTCGGTTGTATTCAGATACTTGAAAGTGTTCTAGAGGATATTGATAAAGAAAATCAAGAAGAACGAAAAGTACTAAAAGGAGAAAATAATAAGGTTTAAATAAATATTATATAAAATTAGGTGGTGATAGGTTTGGCTAATAATACTTATACCTTACCTGAAATTCAATTTATTGGTTCTACAACACAATACCTAACTTTCTCAGTAACAAATCCAGACGGTAGTGCAGTTGATTTAAATGGTGCGACCTGTACATGGAAATTACAAAGGTATGGTGAGTTTGGAGATGTTGCAGTTCTTTTAAAAACAGGCAATATAACTGGACTAAATTCGTTTCAGGTAGTTTTATCAAGTGCAGACACAGAATCTTTATATGGAAAATTTATCCAACAGCCTGTTGTAATAGACAGTGGAGGTAAAAAATTTATTCCTGCGATGGGAATTATCATTATAGATAAAGCAATAGTTTAATTTATTAATATTTTATATAAATATTAAAGGAGGTAATTAAATGTCAGTTACATATACACAAGCTAATACTATTCTTGATGAGTATTTTGGTAAAGTTACGCCAACTATACCAACAAATTATTATATGGGGGTATCTACTACAGCTATTCAAAACGATGGAACTGGAAAAACTGAGCCGACAGATGTAGCGTATTCACGTGTATTAATTCCAAATACGAAAGTTTCATTTACAACAGCATCTAGTGGTTCTCTTACCAACGCTGTGGAATATGAATTTCCAGAATCTCAAGTAAGTTGGGGAATTATAACTCATTTCTTTTTAGCAGATGCACTTACGGGTGGTAATATTAAAGTTTTCGGACAACTTACAAATTCACGCACAGTTGAGACAGGTACTATTCTCGTACTTTCTGTAGGAGCTTTACAAATTAATCTAGAAAATATAGTAGCTTAATTGGTGGTACTTCAAGCAGTTGCTAAAATTTAGACAAAGTTGGACATTAGTGGACAATATTCTAATGTGCAATGACTGTTTGGAGTACTCAAGCCTCAGTGACTGTGTATAATGAAAATTATTTACAGGATGAACTACGATTATATAAATGCTAAAAACATACCTTCGGATGTAATCTTCAGTCTGAAGCTCTATGAGTATAAAGGATGACCGACTTCTAATGTCCTGAAGTCAAACACCGAACTACATGTGCATTATATTGTCTTTGGCAAGAAGAAATTTTCCTGAAAGGAGATTGGTTAGAGATGACCACAATTAATGAATTAAAAGATGTTAAAGAAACTAAACAAAAAGAATATAGTTTTGTAATTGATATTAATGGTAAACAATTAGTACCAACTAATATTAATAAAGCATGGATATTAATTAGAAAACAAAAAGCTATATTAGTTAGTAAATATCCTATGGTAATTCAACTTAAAAGAGAAGTTAATGAAGAAGATGAATCTGAATTTATTTGCAGTATTGACGATGGTTCCAAACATGTTGGCATTGCTATTGTTCAGCAATGTAAAACTAAAAATAAAGCTATATTCAAAGGTACAATTGAGCAAAGAAACGATGTAAAACACTTAATGGATGTTAGAAGAGGATATCGTAGATATCATAGGCATCACAAACGATACAGGAAAGTTAGGTTTAATAATCGTGCATCATCTAGACGTACTAATAGACTTGCTCCAACTATTAAACAGAAGAAAGATGCTATTCTTAGAGTAATTAATAGGTTAAATAAATGGTGTAGGATTGACAAGATAAATCTTGAAGATGTACAAATTGATATTAGAGCGTTGCAAGACGGTAAATTATATCGTTGGCAATATCAGAAATCTAATAGATTAGATGAGAATCTAAGAATCGCTACATTAATGAGAGATAATTATACATGTCAAGAATGTGGTAAGAAAGATTGTATGTTGGAAGTACACCATATTGTATCTAAAAGACTTAAAGGTGCGGATATTATCGGTAATTTAATTACATTATGTGAAAGTTGTCATGACAAAACTGAGGGAGTAGAAGAGAAATTTATTGCTAAATATCAGTCTATAATTAAATGTAGCAATATCAGATTTGATTATGCAATGCATGTAATACAAGGTAAAAATTATCTTAGGCAAGAATTAGGTAAAATTGCACCATTAAGTTTGACAATTGGTAGCGAGACTGCTAATAGAAGAATCGATTGGGACATTAAAAAATCACATTCTAATGATGCTATTGTGATTAGTGGATTACAGGTTAATCAAGACCAATGTGATATTAAAGATTGGAGTATTAAACCTATGAGGAGACAATCAAAAGCAAAGGTTGAGCAATTAGAAGGATTCAGGCATAGGGATTTAATTAAATACACCAAGAAAAATGATGAGAACTATATTGGTTGGATAATATCTTTACAACCAGAGAGAAAAACATTAAGCTTCACTACTTTAGATGGAAAACCGCTAAGAAGATATGGAATTAAATCTTGTAAATTATTATGGAGATTTAATAAAATATATTGGCTATAAACTTGGAAATGAGAAAAACAAATAAGAAAGGAGAATGGTTAAGATTGTCCAAGTTTTCTTAATCTGGTATAAATGCCATATAATCAGAATAATTTTGATTTACAAGAAAAACATGAACATAGTTTTAATCTTATTACAAATCAAGAACAGAAATTTAATCTAACTCTACAAAATCAATATAGTTTTGGTTTGAATATATTTGGCTTTACTGTAAGTAATTCAATATATGTAAAATTGAGACATACGTTAAGAACAGTAATGGGATTTTTATTAAAATCTAAAATACATTCTATTTCAAAAGTAAATCTAAAGACTATTATTAATTATAAAATGATAAAAAAATATTTTATAAATATTAATCAAAGTGTAAAAACTCGAATAAATTTTTTAATGATAAAGAAAATAAAGTGTACTTTAAAAAGTGGTCTTAGAATTGGTAAAATTGGTACTTTGGGTTTACTCGATGAGTTTATTTTAAGTGATTTAGATAGTAGAACATTAGACCAATTAAATTTTATTAACGGAATAGTTCTAAAAATAAAAAAGATGATGTTAATGTCATCTAAATCTGCTGTTTTATCAACGGTAGATATAAATTTATATAGGTATGGAAAATTATTAAATTATGATGGATTAAGTTTAAGTAATTTAGATAATCAGAATTTAGGAAATTTAGATAGAACAATTATTAACTAAAAAAGGAGGTATTTAAATGCCTAATACAACTACAAATAGGGGATATATCACATATGACAGAATTTCTGATACTTCTGAGTCATTTTTAGATTTTAGAGATGATTCTGTAGGTTCAGGAGCAACATCTAATATAAATAAAATTGATACTGATATGCAAAACGCATTTGACCAAATTGCTTCTGTTGCAGGTACAGGAAGAACTACACAAAATGTAGTACAAAATGCTAGTGATATTATTGCTTTAAAAAATCAAGTACCTCAAAATATAACAGCAATAGCATCCTCAGATAATATATACACGGCAACTAATTCTAGCATTACAGCCTATGCAAATAACTTATTAATTACAGCAACTTTTGATACACAAAATACAGGTTCAGCAACATTAAATGTAAATTCTTTAGGAGCTATTACTTTAACTAAAGTTGATGTAAATGGTAATGTAAATAATCTATCAGCAGGTGATTTACGAGCAAATAGACCTATTTTATTCAGATATAATGGTACGGTCTTTGTTGCAGTAAGCTCTAATTCTGCTGACCAAGTTAATATAGCAGATAGTGGTAATATTATAACAGCTACAGATGTAGAAGGTGCTTTACAAGAAAAATCAAATCAAATATTAGAATCTACTGGTTATGGTGTAATCTCTGGTTTAACTGTATCTGCTCAAGTAACACCCAATATGACCGTAAATGTTGCTAGTGGTATCGTACATATGGCAGGTGGAGCAAGATTAACACCTATAGCTAATAGTGCTTTAGCAATTACTACTGCTGATGTTACAAATCCAAGAATTGATATTATTTATGTGAATAGTGTAGGTGTAATTTCATATTTAGCTGGTACACCTAATGTTATCCCCGTTGTTCCTTCTGTTCCAGTGGGAGGTTTTTTATTGGCTGAAATTAGTGTTTCTGCTAATGTAATTACTATTGTAACTGCTAATATTACAGATAAAAGAATAATGAAAAATACAACGGATTCAAATGCCAACCAAATCGGGATTTTATCCAATCTTACAACCACTGAAAAGACTAATTTAGTGGGTGCTGTAAATGAAGTTAAGACCGATATAACAGCCTTACAGAATGAAGTCGAAAACTCTATCCCAGCAGGAACATTATCACTCTCAAACACATCTCCAGTAGTAAGCATAGATGCAAAGGTCAATGGGGGCATAAACTTTGAGTTTGAAGCAAAGCCATTGATGGTTAATCTCTTAGGTAGAGATGGAGATTTCGAGGTAGATAGTAATGCTGATGGAACAGCAGACAGTTGGGTTGCAGGGGCGGGGATAACAGCTTCGTTGTCAGCAACTATAGGGGTGAAATATGGGGCAAAGTCTCAGAGATATCAAACATCTGCTGGCAATTCGGCATATATTTCTAGGCTCTTTTCCTATATTATTGGGCATGTATATTTTGTAAGATTTGATTATCACAATGTCAATGCTCTCATAAATGGTGGTGGTTTCCTGGGATTTCGTACAAAAAGTTCATCTGCCGGAAATTTTGCAATTAAATCGACTGTACAAGCAAATGAATCGGGAGTATTAGGAGGCATAAGAACCGCTGTAGATGGGGATGTGGGCTTATATTTTATTGGATATGACACGGTAAATGCACCGGACATCTATATTGACGGTGTAATGTTAATAGACTTAACGGAATTGGGTGAAACAGAAACAGATGTTACTAAACTCCTTGCTAAGTATCCCTATGTCAACGGCATACAGCCAATGATGGGCTTGGATATACAGTCTTGCGGGAAAAATTTGTTTGATAAGAGTAAAGTATCAATTTTAGGCAGTATATTAAATGCTACTACTGGCGGTTTGATTACAGATGCAAACGGTAGTATATCCGACTATATTCCTGTAAAAGCTGGTAGCTCCTATATAATTAGTGGGAAAACAAGTTATTATACTGGTGGCTCCTCTGGTTGGTGTGCTTACGATAAGGATTTTAATTTTATTTCTGGTGGTAATACTGCCAATGTAGCAGTTTCAGCGACAGCAAGATATATAAGGTTGAGTATTGCAAAAGCTGATTATGACACCTTCCAGCTCGAAGAAGGCACAGTAGCCACAGCCTACAAATCATTTGAAGGCTCAGAACTCCTCGTTGACGGTGAATTTGGTGGAATAGGCACATACCTTGACCATGTGAGCAGGAAAAATGGTGTAGCTAAAGTGCTGATGAAGCATAAGAAGGTTGTGCTGGATGGGACTCCTTCATGGGCATATTACGCCGATTACGCTGGGTATAAAAGAATTAGGTCATTATTGATTCCTCCAAATAGCTCCGTTGGTGGTGTAGAAATTACATCAAAGTTTGATGGTAAAATAATTGAATATTTCTCGTCTAACCCAACAAAAGCCGACCAAGAATTTTTAAATACAGACGGATATTTCTATATTTCTATATCAGACACAGATTCAGGCTTTGGAGAAACATATAATACCCCTACAGTAGACGAAATAAAAGCTTGCATGAATGGCTGGAAGTTGAACAATGGTGTATTCGAAACTCCTTACAATGGCACAGGCACAAAAACTTGGACACTCTGGAACGCAGTAAATAACACAGGCTCAGTAACAGTATGCCCAACTACTAAGGCTGCAGGGTGGACAGGATGGGCTACATTATGGTATGCACTTGCAACTCCTGTAGAGGAAATACTTGATACTCCTATCAATGGACTTGGAGTGTTTGAGGGCAAGACTACAGTGAGCTTGAGGACAGGGATTGTTAAAAGAGAAGTAAAGCCCAATCAGCATAGTGGCACACTAAGATGGTATATAAACGAAAAGGGTTTGACTTCAAGTGTTGTAGATAGCCCGTTGGAATACAAAACCAATAATATTTTACGTGTATTGAGGAATGGTGAAGTTGATAGCAGCTGGGTCAATTCTATTTCCACGGCGAATCAAAACGGAACATGCACTGCATACACCGAGAATGCAAATTATGATATTGCAGCAAAATACGAAGCGGTATATGAAGTCCTTCCGGAAGAATATAACTCTCAGCAAGTAGCACTTACAGCAGAGTATACAGAGAACTTGAGAGACAGCCACAATGAGCTTGTTAAGACAGTAGGAGAGGAAGCGAATAAACTTGCAGGACATATTGCAACGACACTTAATAAGCACATTAAAGAAAGTGGCAGTAATTCAAATGGTAACTATATCAAGTTTGAAGATGGCACAATGATTTGTGAGCATTCTTATACAGTGAACGCAACAGTAAATACTGCGGCAGGCGGGATGTATATGAATGGTACAGCATCAACATGGACATTTCCTGCTACTTTTTCGGCAGCTCCAAGAGTAATAGGTTCACTAACAAGGGCAAGTTCAAGGGCAACATTCCTTTTTCCTACTACAATCACAACTACAGATAGCGGAATAGGGTTTGCATCATCAATGTCCGAAACCGCAGTTGATTATGGTGTAAAAGTTATGGCTATTGGGAGGTGGAAGTAATGATAAACCTCATTGAAACTCCGCAGAGAGCAGATATAGTAGCAACATATGAAACCAACGGAGATATTCTGACAGCAACGATAGGTGAAGCAGTAGAGATATTCGATTTTACAGGACTTCCAGAGGGTACAGCAGAAGAAATTGTTGCAGAGATATTGCCTGTTAATCCTGTTGTCGCAGTAGAAAAGGTGACAGATACAGTCAATGTTACAGTAATAAGATTCTATGGTGCGGAAGAAAAGGAATTGTTCGAGGAAGGTGTTGTAAATGGCTAAAATCAAATGGTTGAGTAAGGCTGATATTGAAGCTAAAAAAGCAGAACAGGAAACTACAAGGGCAGAAAAGGAGAAGTTTAAGGGAAAGTCAAGTTTAACTGCAAGTGAACGTAATGAACTGCTTGAAAAAATAGCAAAAGATTTGGGATATCTATAGAGAAGTAGGATAATTATGCGTTATTATTTCAATGAAAACTGTGTTTTATATTGATATTCTATAACCTTTGTAACACAACAACTCAAAATATAGACTAAGTGAGTGTTTTCAAGCATTTGCTTAGTCTTTTCAATTTAGGAAGGTGAGAACAGTGTTCATTTAAATAAATTACAGAAAGTAGAGGTAGATATTATGGGTGAATTTCCAAATGAGATAATTCTGGAGCATACTAAGGATATTGCTACATTAAAAAGTGAAGTTAGTGAATTGCAAGACAAAGTAAGTGATATGTCAGATATAAAACAAGCAATCATGAAACTAACAATACTACAAGAAGAACAAAGCAAATTTAGTGGTGAGGTTTCTGAAACACTAAAAGAAATGAAATTAGAAATTAGAGAAACAAAAACTGAAGTTAAAAGTACAAATAATAAGGTTAATGACTTAGAAAATAAATTTGAAAAAAGCGAACAAAAAAACATGATAGATATTAGGGATGTAGAAAAAACAAAAGCTACAGATTGGTTAATAAAACATAAATGGGAACTAGGTGGTGCTACAGTAATAATTATTGAAGTACTTAAATATATAATAAATTTTATAAATACATTACCAGTAAAATAGGAGATACATATGAATAATCAAAATAAAAGACAGGGAACAAATAAATGCTGAGTGCAAAATATCTGCTTATAACCCCTGTCACTTTTATTTTAACATAGATTTTGGAATTGTAAAGGAGGAAATTTATGAAGTGGTCTAAACTTGAAACATCAAAAAAGTTGCTTTGGATTGTGACAACACTATTTATTATTAATTTAATTTTTACTAATGTTGCTTTTATAATTTGGGATAAAGATACTACATTTATATTTCAGTATGTTTTTTATGCATTTAACGTCTGCCTTATAGCATACACAGGAAAAGCAGGATTTGAAAATGTTCAAAAGATAAATGTGAGTGAATTATTTAAGAGTAAAGATAGTAGTGTAACTAACACAGACACAACAACACAAGGTTAGGTGGTAATATAATGAATAAAATTCGTGTAGGTTTCGATATAGGTCATGGAAAAGATACATACCCACCAAGTAAAGGTATCGGTGATTTTGCAGAATGGGAATTTAATAATGCAGTAGTTAAATATGCAATACCTTTAGCAGAGTATAATGACTTTGAAGTATTATTAACTCAACCTTTAGATAGTGATGTAGTTAATTTAACCCAAAGAATAAATAATATAAATGCAGAACATAAGAAAAATCCAATAAAATTATTAATGAGTTTTCATGCGGATTATAATGATAATCTAAATGCAAAAGGTCATTGGTGTTTTTATTGGCATACATCTACTAATGGAAAAAGATTGGCAGAAATATGGATGAAATATGCAGATGAAATACTATCTAATCCAAGCAGAGGATTAATGCAATCTAAGCTTAATGAATGGACTAATTTTGCTATTAATAGAGATACACTTATGCCAACAGCTTTAATGGAGCATGCTTTTTATAGTAATGTCGATGATTTAAAATTACTTAAATCAGACGAATTTAGAAAACAATGTGCTATAGTTGCAGTAAAAACAATTTGTGAATATTGTGGAGTGGAATTTAAAGAAATGAAAGAAGAAATTAAATCACAACAAACAAAACAAGGTAAAATACTAGCCACAGCATTAAACATAAGACAATCAAATTCAACAACTGCTAATATAGTAGGAAAACTAAATAAAAATGATGTAGTAACTATTTTAGAAGAAAAAGATGGTTGGTATAGAATTAATAATAATTTAGGTTGGATTTCAGGCGGTAATGGGAAGTATGTGGAAATAATTGAAGAAAAGATGGTTGAGAAGGTTGAGGAAAAAGTAATTGAGAAAGTTGTAACTTCTACTCCTACAGAAGTACAGTATCCCACAATCCAAAGAGGTTCTAAAGGGGAGTTTGTACTAATATTACAAAAGAAATTACAGGAACTAGGATATACCCTAATAGCAGATGGAATCTTTGGCATAGGTACTGATAGATTAGTAAAACAATTTCAAGGAGTTTATAAATTAACACAAGATGGAGTTGTGGGGATGGCTACTTGGAATAGGTTGATGAGTGCTAAGAAAACCGACATTAGTGTAATAGAAGAAACTAAAAATTATGAAATAGAATACATGAATAACTATATTAATATTGTGAAAATACCTAAAGATAAATTAAAGAAGATAGATGTAGTATTATGTAAGCAACCAAAAGAAACTTTAATGTCAGTTTATAATAGATTGAATCCTAAACCTTCGTTTGTACTTAATGGCGGTCTTTTCGCTATGAACAATGGAAATAGTATGTCCTCTATGTATGATGAGGGAAAGAAAATTGTTGATGGGTATTTTTCAGATTTTGGATTATATGTTAAGAATGATGGTAGTTTTGGATTTGGTAATCACAAACAAATTACTGATATTCGTGACTTCATTGGTGCTTCACCTACAATAATAATTGACGGTAAGATTAATATTGATTTAAAAGGTTTGACTAAAGATAAGAATTTTACAGATAGTAGGCATCCTAGAACTTGTATAGGTATGGATGATAAGTATTTGTATTTAGTGGTTGTTGATGGTAGGCAGGTTGGTAAGGTTGGCATGACAGTTAATGAACTTTCTAATTTAGGAATAAAATTAGGGTTAAAGCAATTTTTGAATCTTGACGGAGGGGGAAGTGCGAGGTTATTAGGTTTAAATGGTAAGGTAATTAATTCTCCTACTGAAAATAGAGCAGTTGATAATTGTATAGCGTTTTATGTACAGGGGTAATAATAAGTAAAATAAATTAATGGAGGAATAGTAATGGATTACAATGTTTTAATAACAATATGCGTGGTAGTGGCTTTCTTTTTATATTTGAGGTTTGGTAAACCTTATATAAAAGATACCACAATTTTTGAAGATGTGCGTTTGGCTTTGCTCCTTGGGGGAGAAATAGTACGTGATGATAAAATAAAAGAAATAATTATTATTGTTGAATCGGTTGTAGCAGACATAGAAGAAATACATGGTATAGAAAATAGTGAAAAAGAAGCAATGGCTATTCAAACTGCTTCTGAGGATATACTTAATAAATTAAAAATTGAAATTAGTGAAGAAACTTTAAGTTTAATTATAAAGACTGCCGTGGCTTATTTGCCAGCGACTAATAAGTAAAAGAAATAGATTGTGATTTGTGATAGGAGAGGGTAGTCTGATAAATTATCCTCTCTATATTTAAAGTTTAATGAGATATTATATAAACTTATTGACTAATTTTGGTATAGTGATATAATTAAATTATAGGGGTGTTCCGCTATCTGCGGATAGCGGTAAAATCGCTTTGCGATTTTGATTGATATTGATTAATAAATATTATAAGGAGGCATTTAATTATGCAAGTGAATTTTAGATATAGTGATACTGATTTTATAGCATATCTTATAACTATGGGATATGAATATAATAAAATTGAAATTGATAAAGACAGAGATAAACATTTAAAGGCATATATTTATTTTGAAGGTGAAAAAGATGATTTAATACAAATGCAAAATGATTATAAATCTGGATTAGTTAGTGCTAATGTATTAGATTTTTCAAATAATAGAAGAAAGATAACTAAGATTATTAAGGCTGAAATACTTAAATATCAAGTTAATAATATATCTTAAAGAAATAAGAAGGGGTTTACGCAATACATAGTAATATCAACATATAAAAGAATATTCATATGCATCATTCTACTTTAATTCGGTATCTGTGTACCGAATTCTTGTATTTTTTGATGCTTTTATTTTGACTAAAAAAGGAGGGCATTTGACTATGCCAAATATAAAGGAATATATCGAAGAATTAAAATCTGAGTTTTCATTAATTGCTGGTTCATATTTGAAAATCAATGGTAAAAATAGTGGAGAATATTTTACACAAGAAGAATATAGACAATACATAAAAATAAAAATGGAAGAACTTGATAAACAACAACATAAAGAAATAGGACAATATGCTATTGAAAATGATATTGAATTAGACTACAAACTGAAGAAAGTTAAAACACCTAGAGTAAAAGAATTTAAAATAGGACATTATGAAAATGGTAATTTTAGCATGATGTATAGAGATGGGAGGGATGAGTTAATGAGTATAAAATTAGATGTAAACGAAAAAGTTGTGTATTATGTTTTGAGAGATTTTATTGAGCCTTATTCTAATTGTATTGTGATAAATGGCAAAATCCCAACCTTTGAAGAATTAGAATCTATTGTTGGTTTTAAAGAAAGAACAATTAGAAAAGCAATTAAATCACTCGAAGAAAAGGGTTTAGTTAAATTAGCTCAATCTGGTCATAAGAAAGCAATTTATATTAATCCTCAATATTTTGCTTCTTGTAAAGATTTCGATAAAGATACTTTAAAATTGTTTGGGTTATTAGATTGTGATGAAGAAAAAGTAAGAGAAAGTATTGATATATAAAATAAATATTGAGTTATTGGAGGAAATAAAATGAGTAATGATAATAATACAATTTCTGGTGTTTATCAAATAATAAATATGAAGAACAATAAAATGTATGTTGGTAGTAGTAAAAATATTGAGAATAGATGGAAAAAACATATTTATGATTTAAATAATAAAACGCATCACAATAAACATCTACAAAACGCTTGGAATAAATATAGTGAAGAAAACTTTGAATTTGAAGTTATTGAATATGTTTCAAATGAAACAAGATTAATTGAACGTGAACAATATTGGATGGATGAATTAAATTCATATAATAAAGATATAGGTTATAATATTGCAGATAAAGCAAGTATTCCTGCAAGTAATAAATTTTCCACAAAAATTCTTTCAATACAAAACAGAAATATGCTTTTAAAAAATCAATATACAAAAAATGAATGTGTATTTATTTTTTCATTATTACCTTTTGTTTATGCTCCTAGAAATGAGGTAAAAATAAATTATAAATACCCTACTTACAGTGAAATTATGAAGATTGTGCAAATGAGTAGAAATACATTTTTAGAAACTATTAAAGGACTTAAAAGTAAAAACATAATAAATATCTTTACTACAAATAGTGGAAATATAGTTACATTTAATCCTAACTTTTTCATTGTAGATAATGATATAGATATTGATACTTATGAAATTTTTGAGTAAAAATTAAATCTACCATAATAAAATTTATAGAGCAATACATGATTAATTTCGTGTATTGCTCTATTTTTTTACGTTTTTTATAGTGCTATATATCTATATTGTGTCATCTTAATTTTATACCTATGTCATCTTTTTTGACCATTTTTATTCCTGAATTAAGATGTGTGTCATCTTTTTTAATAGTAGTTATTTTTAAACAATAATTATACATATCTTATGCAATTTTCTTTAAGACAACCAATACTTTCATCTTTATACTTTATAATAAATTCGTTATCTGTAAAAATCTGTATCTCTTCTATCAACTCTTTAAAATATTTTTTATCAAGTTGAAAACGTATATTCTTCAAATTCGTATATCTCAAAACATGCTCAATTAAAATTTGTTCGTCTATTTTATTGCGTATACATTTATTAATATCTAGGCTATAAGAACTGCAAACGTATTTTTTTACTCCTCGTTCATTTATTCCACGCATTGAATTTCCACAAATGCTACAAAAAATTCTTTTAGAAAAATAATATTCATTAATCTTAACTCACTCCTTCATATTCCTTTTCTTCTGATAAGTACCTTTTAATATCAAATATTTTTCTTTCAATAAGCTCCGTTATCCACCTGTTTGTGAGTACATATTGAATATTTGTGAACTTAGATACAATGACTACGCCGCCATTGTTTACAATGTTTTGATATAATACATCATCAATATTATATCTCTCTTTATCTTCTAAAGAAATCTCATTCTCATCATAAATTACAATTTTATCTATAATAGAATTTAAACCTCTTTTAGTAAATCCTTTTTCAAGCATTTCATCAATAAGTTCATCAATTCTATTAATGCTTGTCTCAGCAGTATTGAAACCTTTATATTCTGTTTTAAGTTCGCTTAGTTGATTTTCAATAATTTTAATATTATCTTCTAACTCTTTTGATTTCTTTTTATAAATAAACTCTGGAACGTCACCGTTTAATTTATCATTATAAACTTGTTCATATTGTTGTTTTAATTTACTAAGATTATTGTCAAGTTTTTTTAGAGTGTTTTCATAATTCTTTTTAATAGAATTAATATCACTAAGATTCTTATAAAAGTAATTTCTATATTCTTCAGAATGTAATATATTACTAAAATGATTTTTTAAGAAATCTTTAATTTCTTGTTCTTGTACTCTATGTGAAGAACAACCCTTTTTTAAATTATCTTCCTTTTGTCTACCTTCTCTATGATATTTTGAACACATAAAACAATCAGGTTTTGTTTTTAATCTTATAAAGAACATAGGGGAGTTACATTTACCACAAAAAATCAGTCCTGCAAACTCACAGGGTATTTTAGTTTTAGGTGCGAATGTGTGTTTCTTTTTCATCATCTCTTGAACTGCTTGAAAAGTTTCTTGGTCTATAATTGCTTCATGTGTATTAGGAATTTTTAACCATTCCTCTTTAGGTTTTTTTCTAGTGTTTTTCTTTTTAAAACTAATTTTTTCTGTAGTTCCTGAAATCATACAACCAGTAAGTACTTCGTTTTTTAATATCCTATCTACATGCTGTGCTATCCACACTTCAGCTATAGGTTTATTAGAATTGTTTTTATATTGAGAGGGTGTAGGAATTTTATCAATATTAAGTTTTGTTGCTATTGCTTTATAACCATAACCCTCTAAATACAAGTTGAATATTCTTTTTATAATAGGTATTACTTCGTGGTCTACAATTAACTTTTTACCTTCTTTAATATAACCATAGTGTGACCTTATCAAAAGTTCACCTTCCTCCATCTTGTGTCTCAGATTAGTTCTGATTTTTACAGAGTCATCTTTCGCACGCCTTTCATTAAACCAACTCTCCAAGGGAAAGAAATCAGCATCATATTTTCTTCCTTCAAATATTAATTCTACACCATATTCTTCTAATAATTCAACAAATTTTAAGGCTTCTAATTGGTTTCTTCCGAGCCTTGAGCTATCTTTCATGCAGATGGCTGTCACATGTCCACTATAGATTTTATCTTTAATATCATCAAATCTTGAAAAGTCCGTACCAGACATATCATCATGCATTATTATATCTACAATATTAGTATAACCATTTTGATTACAAAATTTAACAAGTAAATCTCTTTGTGTTTCAATTCTTTCATAGTTTTCTGAATTATCATCTCTGCTTTCTCTACAATAAATTAATACTTTCTTTTCGCTGTTTGGAATTACTTTCTTTGCTGTTGATGTATTCATTAAAATCCTCCTTAGTAATTAATATACATTTATACAAAAATGTACATATAAAGTAATAATTATTATATCACCTTATATGCACATTATACTATTACTTATAGAACTTTGCCATACTTAATTTCATAGTGTCTCTTTAGTTCTTCTAATAATGTTTTCTTTAATTCTTCTTCTTTAATTTCATTTGTTGAGACTATTGCGAATACTCTTTGCTTTTTCTTCATATATCTACCCCCTTAGTACACTATACCTATCTATATTCACTTGCTTGTTTCAGTATTCATCTCTACCAACTTATTTAAAAACATTTCTATATTCTCAAAACAAGTACATCGGAACACACCCTCATATATTTCACCTTTATCAAAATTACAAGCTCTATTATGTATACAAGTCTCTTTTAAGTCGCATCCTCTAACATGCTTCATCTATTTTCCCTCCTTAATTACTTTAAACTTACTACATCTCAAATCAACAATTTCTTCTTGCACTCTACCTTCTAAAGACTTATTAAACACCGTACAATTTTTATTTGACTTACTACATTTATTACAATATTCTTCTTTAAATTTATTTAATGTTTCCATATCCTTGTAAATTCCTATGTAATCAACAGGATATATAGTTAACTCAATTCTAGGATTTATTGAATCATATCTAATTGAATTAACCCTCTCACAAGCTACATTATCATCAAGCCATACTAACTGTGTTTCTGTGATAGCATCTAACATACATTTAAAATAATTATTTGGGTCTTTATCAACTCTATCAAAGAAGAAATCACAATCTACATAAAAATGTTGAGTTTTATTAGGAGTCCAATTCCAGTTTTGCTTTTGTACTTCTTCTATTACATATTGAGTAAATTGTTTTTTATAACTTTTAGCTTCAGCAGTTTCATACATTGATATTTGAGCAATAGGTTTTTTACCTTGATATATTACAAACCCTCTAGGTTTTAAATAGTGATTTACACTAGGAGGTATAGGTGAGATTAATTTTAACGTTGGTTTTCCTTGATTCTTCAATAATTAATTCTCCTTAAATTTCTTAATCATTTTCATTTCTAAATATATATCCATCTTCAAACTCATCATATGTAAGTGGTTGCATCTCATAATCACATAACTCATCTTGTCGCTTCTCAAACCAATTACGATATTCTTCATACTTTTCTACGATTTTACTATTAAACATTTATATCACCTTAATTTTTAATTTATATAATATTTTATTAACTATCTTAGAAATTGATTTGCTACATCTATATAATTATAAAGTCTATTTCCTGTCCATTCTTGATTATAAGAATATACCTTACCGTAACAGTATTTTTTATATACTCCTGCTGACAAAAGGTTACTATACACATCATCCATAAAAATTGAATCTACGGGAGCAAATGGTGGACTTAAAATACTCTTATCCATTTTAACTTCTCCATTATTTATCAACAAACAATTTTTTATAAAAGGTAATTTTTCTTTAATATATTTAGCCTTCCAGTGTAAATTGTCATATGTGCCAATACTTACTACCCATAATTCATATCGCTTACTTATTTCTTTTAGTACTTCATAAGCATTTGGAAATAATTCTAATCTATCGAAAAACTCTTTCATTCCGAATATTTCTTCAACACTATGGTCTTTATATTTATGTAATAGTTTACATTCACTAAAATCCCATGTGTTTATAGTATCTGGATTTATGGGTGTATAGTCTGGATAGTAAGAATATATCATGGAGTAAACGGATATAAAGGCTTTAATGCTATCTGTGATAGTACCATCCATATCTATTAGAAATTTTTGTTTTTCTATATATATTCCTCCTTTAGTATTAACTTCCCAAATTCAGGTAGTGTCTCTATCCACCTACAAAACTCTTGCCACTCAGGAAGTCTATGATTTTTTCTTTGTGAATAAACAGTTTTTAATGCTCTATAGTTAGTTGTAAGTCTTGCAGTTAATTCAAAACCTGCTGGATTAGAATATAATAATCTCAAATAATCTAAGGGGTCTTGTGACCGATTATATTTGTCTTTAAGTTCTTCCATAATGTCAATTATTCTAGTGTCAACATATTCGTTGTATTGTTTTGATAAATCAAACTTTGAAATTCTGTGCATTGTAGATTGACTACTTACAAATTCAACAAACCTATATCTTTCTAATTCTACCCATGCTTTATTTGAAAAGGTTAAATCAAAAGCCACTCTT